TTTTTTTAAAAATATAAGACCTATCTTATTATAATTACAATTTATAAATATGAATTATGAAATTTGTAATAAATTAATTAAGAATGTAAATCATCATAAAAAAACTAAAAAACATATTCTATTACAAAATCAAAAAGATAAAAAAAAAGAATTACACAATATTAATTATGAAACAATAAATACAAAACAAGAGATGAAGTTATTAATAGAAAAATTATATGAATTAATGAAAACTTTATAATTGTGTATTATATATAAATGTTAAGTGCCGAAATTGATAAAATAGGAGGACAGGCAAGAATAAGAAAAAGAGTAAGAGAACCAGTAATGACAATGGATGATGATATTGAAGGAGGACAGATGAGAACAAGAAAAAGAGTAAGAGAAATAGAAACATCACCAGAAAATGAAATGGCGTATATTCTACCTTATCCTTTTGAAATGGATGAAGAAGACCATAAGAAAGTCATTAAACGTATTGGCGGATTTAGGATAGCAAGAGTTATATTGTGTAATCATCAAAAATGCGGTAAAGGATTTTGGGATTGGAGTGCAATAGCAATTGCTAAAACAACTATACCATTTTTATTAAAAAAAGCAATTATGCTATTTACAAATAATACAGTTGATATTGAAATGATTTATGAAGCAATTAAACCATTGATAGAGGTATTAGGTAAAGAGGGAATTAAATTTATGATGATACATTCTAAAAAGGGGATTAAATGGATTATGAAGAACTTACAAAAGAAAGTTAGTGATATTAGAAAGAAAGAAATTAAAATATTATCAAAAATAAAGAATACTAAAAAGGGTAATGGAAAACGAGGGGGGAGCATAATGTTAGATGAATTTATTATGAAACATCATAAACGATTAGGGAAGGGATTTAATGAAAGTTTTATGAATGGTTTATTATGGGTAAATAAAAAGATATTAGCACCAATCGCACAGACAGTTCTGCCACCAGTTCTTAATACAGCAGTCGCTAAAACATTTGACGTTGTGCCACAATATTTAGCAGAAAGAATGCCGGGTAATTATGAATATGAAGACCCGTCAAAACCAAATAAAGCAGATAAGCAACGAGACAAGGAGGAAAAATTTAAAAAATATTATGAAGCAACTCACCAGAAACCACGGGAAGCAAAAGAAGAAAAAGCATCATCACAGACACTAAGAACAGCAGGTAAAATTTTTGACAAGAATAAATCATTTTGGGAAAATCATTTACAACCATTAGCAGAACCATTGGGAGAGATAGCATTATCAGCAGTGGCAGATTATACCAGAGGTGCATTGATGGGAAAACCATCGGTAATGGGAAATTTAATACATGGTAATCGTCAAGCACCAGCACCAGCAAGAATACTGCCATCCGGTATTATGTCAAAATCAAGACCAAATACAGCACCTAAATCACAAGCAGAAAAGGACGCTATTAAAGCAACAGTTAAAGCAAATGTGTTTAATCAATTAGCAGACCAGAAAGCAAAACAAGCAAGAGAAGAATTACCAATAGCTTATCCAGTTGGATTTAATCCACCTAGACAAGATGTATTTCAGGGAAGAACTTTACATTTTAATCCAGCATCACATGAGATTGAAATGAAAATGCCAGGGGGACAGACTGAAATGAAAATGCCAAGTAAGGGAGATTTAGAAATGAAAATGCCAGTAAGAGAAAGAAGAGGAACAGTGCCATATCTACCAGAGCAAATACCACAAGCAATGCCAAAATGGAGAACAGAAAAAAGAGACGAGAGTGGAGGAGGCAGAATGAGAAAGGGTGATGGTAGATTAAGTTCTTGGTGGAAAAAACATAAAGGTAAAATATTAAAAGGATTAGCAATTGGAGCAGTATCAGGAGCAGTTTTAGGGCATAAAATTAATCAACGTATTAGACGCCAGGAAGTTATGCCACCGTCATCTTATACAATCCCCGGATATGACAGATATAATGAATTACATCAACCCAGTTATCCACCAGCTCATTGGAGAGAGGGAGGAGGTTCTTTTTGGCAAAAGCATAAAAGTAAAATATTAGGGACATTAGCACTCGGGACAACACTCGGGGCAACAGCATTAATTGGAAGTAAGATTAATAGAAACATTCGGTCTCAGCCAGTTTTACAACCATCATCTTATACAATCCCGGGATACGGAGTTGTAGCATCACGGGCAAATGTTGAAGAGGATGACGCATTTGATGCACCCCCAGAGTCTTGGTATATACCATCACAAGACGATGATAAAAAGGGGGGTTCGTGTTGTCGTGCTTGTAAAATGAAAAAGGGTAAATGTAAAAAGGGTAAAGGATGGTGGAGTGATAATAAAGCTAAAATTTTAGGAGGCATATCAGGAGCCGCAACATTGGCAGGAATGGCTTATGTAGGTAATAAGTTATATGGATCAAAATCAAATGAACCGGCAAGTTTCGGGCATATGGAAGAATATGACCCAGCAAAATACAAACATTTAAATGATGGATATGAAGATGTTTAAATTTAATCTTAACTATTAATATAATGTCATACACATTAAATTTTAGTAATGGAAGAAAGATTACAGATGTTATTAAAGATGATAAGATAATTGGGTCAGCATATTTATATGATGAAAATTATAAATGTAATGAAAAGTGCAATAGAAAATGTTGTAATTATCATCCAGCAAAAATGAATTTATCAAAAGCAGAACATATTGTAGCAGATGATAAAACAACTTTTATGCCATCATTTAATAATCTAAAAAATCAAATAAGTATATTTTATATTACGGGTCAGCAAGGTTGCGGAAAATCAGTGTTGGCATCTAATCTAATTAGAAATTATAGAAATGAAAATAAGAAGGGGGGAGTAATTTGTATTAGTGAATGTAAAGTAGACGATACTATCGATAAATATATCCACAAAAAAATAACACCACAAGAGGTTAAAGATGATAATTTAAATTTTGAGGATTTTCAAGATATAGCAAAAGAGAGAGGGAGTTTATTAATGTTATTTGATGATATTGACAGTATTAGCGATAATAAGCCAGATAAATTGAAATCGTGTGTTTATCAATTATTGAATTCATTAATAAATAATTCAAGAAAGTATAACATTAATATAATCTATACAACTCATAGACCATGTGAGGGAAATTATAGTAAAGCAATATTAAACAGTTGTAGTAATTGGATATATTTTACACAAAATATAACTAATAATGTTAGATTATGTATGAAAAATTATATGGGACTTACTAAGGAGCAAGAAAATATATTATTGAATTTGAAAAATACAAGATGGGTAAGTGTTAATAGAACACTTCCAATGACAATCACAACAGAGAAAGAGACATTCTTATTAAACTAACTTAATTATAACTAATTAGTTTAGTGTGATAACGTCAAAACTTTTATAAACATATTAGAGCATTATAACACTTAATTAATTAGTTATTATTTTTTAACTTCTAATTCATCCCTTTTAGGTTGAATTTCATCGTCAGTGCTTTCTTCTTCTGCACTTCCTTCATCACTATTATCATTTTCACTTTCACTTTCGCTATATTCAGTGTCATCATCACTATCACATGCTTTCTCCATTATTTCAAATAAATCCATATATCTTTTTAATTGTTGTTTAAGTCTTTCATTTTCATCTTGTAAAGTTTTATCAACAACTGACATTTATAATATTTATATATAATTTTAAATTTATATTATACGTAGTATTTCTATAATGTCTAAATGTGTTAAAGAGAAAACAAAGGAACAAAAAGAGGAATTATTTAAAATGATATTCAAACCAAAAGTTTATAGTTTAGATTATACAGGTAATGAAGCATCATTAATTAGACGTGTATTATGGAATAAGTTCCCGGCAACAAGAGGTAAAATTTCAAGAGAGTTATGGGTAAAACATACTAATCTAATAAGGAATGACCCCGAAATAAAATTTATGGGTAGTAATACATTTGTAGGTTCAATTTATTCAGTAGATATTGATATGGTTCAATTAGTAAAATTAGATAATCAGGCAAAAGCACTATACGATATTGTTTATAATATGATGTATGTAAAGGACAATTATTATTTGTATTATTTTATAGCAGATATTAAGGTTGGATTTTCTAAATACAAAGAACTCAAAAATTATATAGGTAGTTATAACTTTAAAACAAATATGCTAACAAATTTTAATCCACAATCATTTAAGAGTGTATTATACAAAATAGGAATACCCCCAGAAGGATTTAAAATATATGATAAACCAACTATGAAAGAATGGATTGAAATGTATTATGCTTATCATCAATTAGTTGTTAGAAGATGGACGCCAGATGATATATTAACAGGATATCAATTAGACGAGAATAATGAAAAATATACATTACAAAAAGCAGTAGCAGAAAGTGATATGACTAAATTAGATTTATATGGTTCAGGAGGAGGAGCAGTGATAGTAGAATGCACTAATATCTTAGTTGATAATGATAAGTTTAAAAAAGCAAAGAATATTAATAATGAAGTATATCAATCAATGCTTACATGTATATATGTAAAACAAGATTATTATAAAGCATTAAAACGATTATACAATTTAGCAAGAAAAGCAAAAGTGGTTGATTTATCATTAAAATTACATAAACTAACACAGAAAGGAGGCATACCTATTATTTACTATGTAAAAGCAGGAATAGAAATAGGTAATTTTATTTTACAAAAATATAATGATAAATTTTTATATGGTGCTTTGAATACATTTACAACAATAATAAATCACTTTCAATATTTACAGACTGAATTACAAAAAATATATGATGATAAGAATAAATATGTTTATACAATTATCAGTGGTATTGATGATAATATTATTAATGCTATGTTTAATCAAAAATTAGATGAATATACATTACAGAAAATTGATGAGTTTTGTAATAAATCTATTGAAACATTAAATGATGTAATTCAAAAAGAAGCAAAAAAGTTTATTAAAGTTAATAACGTTATTTTTGAGAATTACACAGATTTAATATAATTTCTAATAATATATGGAACGTAAATTACTTGATAAAGATGGTAAATTAATAGTAGATGAAAAAACATTAACAGCACAAGAACAAAAAAACTTATTTAATCAGGGATTGAAAAAACTCGGTAAAAAAGCAGTAATGACAGTATTAAAAACAGTAGGAGTAGCATTAGCATTGACAATATTTAGAGGTATTGTATTAGGTGTAATACAAGGATATCGAGACCATCAACGCTATCAACCACAACGAGAAGCATTATATCAGGAAGCGTGGGAACGAATAAGACAGGATCGACTTAGACAAAGACAAAGAGACAATCCACCACACATAGAAGTAATGGAAGAGGATATGCCACCAGCATATGAAACATTACAAGGAAATGGCAAAAAATTAAATACAATAAAGAAATATAGTAAGAAAGTATTAATTAAAACACTGCCACTATTAGCTATGGGAATTATTAAATATATGTATGATAAAAAACAAAAACAAATGAGGAATGAAGCATTGGCATTAGGAGCAGTAGCAGGAAATGGTAAAAAATTAGATACATTAAAAAAATATAGTTTTAAAGCATTAATGGGTGCAGTTCCTATTGTATCAGCAGTATTAGTTAAAAAAATGATAGATAATCATTTACGACCAGGGAGAAGAGTAAGAGCACTATTAAGTGAAGTATCACCAGATAGACAAGCACAATATAATTTAGAATTTGATAGAACAAATTATGACCCTAATTATGACCCAGAATATGCCGGCAGTGGTAAGAAGGAAGATGAATTTGGATTAACACCAGAGCAACGAGCAGAAATTAAAAAAAAAAGTAAATCAGCAGATAAGGTAGTTAAAGCAATGAACAATGAAATTAAGAAAAGAGAAAAGGCAGAACTTAGTCAATATTATTGTGGTATAGAAACTAAGAAACCAAAAAATAAAGTAATGGGAACTTATGATATTTGTGCTAAGAAAAATCAAATAAGACATTGGGGAGAAAAAACGAAAGAACAATACATGAAAGAAGTAGAAGTTCTAAAACAAAAAGAAGCACTAATAATCAAACAACAACAAGAATTAGAAGCATTAAAAAATAATAAAGCATCAATAATTCAAAGTGCTTTTAAAAGATTTAAAAATAGAAAATCAAGTCAATCAGTGCAACCAATTCAAGAAGTAATACAAGAACCAGAAAGAAATATATATGATATTAGAGAAGCATTTGAAAGTGAATTTAATAATGTATGGTTATCATTAGATAATTATAAAAAACATCCAACTAATCAAAATAGAGATGACATTAAAGAATATTTAGACTCGGTAATTATACCATCATTACAATCAAATCTTATGGAGTATGGAGAGCAGGATTTAAGTAATTACAATTATTCAGTTAATAAGATTATGAGTGAAATTTCAGCAATGCCTAAATTTAAAACATCAAAGGCACTAAGATTAAAACGAAAGAAAGACAGAACAACTGATTATGATTATAGAGAAAAATTTGAGAAACAATTTACAATGTTATTAAAATTAGTAGAAGAATATAAAAATACTCGTAATCTAAAAACAGCAGATAAAATAATAGAAATGATTAATACTCGTATTGTGCCATTACTAACTGAAAATAAAATGAATTATCAAGAACAAGATTTAAGCAACTATACATATTTTATTAATAAAGTATTTGAAGATTTTAAAAATACGGAAGAATATCCACCAGTATATCAGGAGACACAATTCCCCCCAGTATATCAAGAAATGCCAGAAGTTAAAACAAAAGAAATAACAAAACCAAAAATAACACCAGAACTATTACGAGCAAAATTTAGCACAGAATTTCCCCCATTATATAAAGAAACAGAATTTCCACCAGTGTATCAAGAAATGCCAGAAGTTAAAACAAAACCAAAAATAACACCAGAACTATTACGAGCAAAATTTAACACAGAATTTCCACCATTATATAAGGACACACCATTTCCCCCATTGTATCAACAATATCCAAATCCGGCAGACTTAAAAATGGATGTTGAAACAATAAGACGTGAATTTATAAGAACATTAGAAATGGCAGTAGACCAATATGAAGCGTATCTTAAAAAGAAAACATCAGAGAATAAAAGACGTCTTAAAGAATTTTTAGTTGAAGTAATTGTGCCAGCATTAGAAAGTAATAAAATGGATTTTATGGATGATGAATTAGAGGGATACTCACAATTATTGACTAAAATGTTTAGAGCAGTCATGTAAATTATTATTTCATATTATTCTATAAATTATAGAATAGTATAATATAATGCCTAAATCAAAAGCAAGAAAGGAAGAACTCAAACAATATTATTGTGGCATTCAAAGCAAGAAACCAAGAAACAAAATAATGGGAGATTATAATATTTGTAAAGAGAAAAGTCAAATACGTCATTATGGAGAAAGAACTGAAAAAGATTTTTTAGATGAAATTAAAAATAAATTAGATGATATGATAAGACAACAGACAATATTATTAGAAAATGAAAAAATACAATTAGAATTAGATAAACAAGAATTAATAAAATTAGCAAGTATGAAGATGCCAATTAAATCAATAAAACCTAAAAAACCAATGCCAATATTTAAAGTAAATAAAGAAGCAAAATTAAATAGAAAAAAACTAAGAGACAAAGATTTAACAAAGATTAATTACAAATTAAAAATGATTAATGATGAAATAAGAGAAATAGAAGAATTACCAAAAACAGGTGATAAAATGGATAGAATGAATAGATTAGCATTAGCAGATTTATATGAAGATTTAATGATAGCAACAAGAAAGAGAGAAACAATTTTAAAAAAATATAAGATGTGATAAATAGTTTTCATAACATAATATATATATATGCCAAGATTAAAATTACAAAAATCATTTCATCACGATATGACAGGAATAGACCAGAATATTAGAGTAATTAGAGAAAATGAGGAATTTGATAAAATTTTAAAAGAATATAGAGACGTAAATGATTTATTAATAAAAAAGAAAAATAATTATTGTGGGGATGAAATATGGTATGGAAAGAGTAGTTTAGCAAGTGCAGTTAAAAGATTTGATGAGAAACTAGAAGAGTTAAATTATAATATTAAAAAAATAACAGATACAAAAACATTTAAAAACGCAGGAAAAAATAAAGCATATATAAAGCAATTAGAAAAAATTAAATTATTTGAGGATGAAATTAATAATGAAATTAATCGTTTAGAAAAGTATTCAAAAGGAAATGAGAATAATTTAAGAATATGTGCTAAATTAAAAGATGAAATTAAAAAGAATAATGAGGAGTATTTTAAAAAAACACCATATAAAGATTTTATACCACTTACTAAGGTAAAGGAAAAAAGATTACTAAAACTATACAATGAGTTAGTAGATTATTATGATGAATTCTATGCTAAATATAGTAAAATGAAGAATTTATATAATGATTTTACTAATAAATATAATCATAATAAATATGAATTAGAACAATTATATGAGGAGGAAGATGTATTAAAAGATAAAATAGAAAAATATAAAAGACCACCAAAAGCATTATTAGAACAATTAGAAGAAAATAGAATTAAAATATGGGAAAAACGAAACTATTATGATATCTTACAAAAAGAATTTGATAAAATAACAGGTCAATATCCATATGACTTTAAAGTAGAACTCGATGAAAAAGCAAGACAATTTAAACATATTGAAGCACGAACAAGAATGATGGAAAAAATATTAAATAAAGAAAAACATCTTTATAAAGAACCAATAAATAAGAATGCCGAACAAATGGCAAATTTGAAAAAGTTAATAGAGAAACACGAAAATATAAATAAAGATACACAAAATGAAATTTTAAAGGAGAAAGAATTTATTAAAAATATACCAAAACCTAAACCAAATTATCGTGATTTACAAGAAAAATTAAAAAAGACAATAGAGGAACAAGAACAAATATATAAAGATACTCAAAAAGAAATTATACAAGATAAAAAATATATAGAAACATTTAGTGAGGAATATCAAAAATTTAAAAATAGGGTAGATAAATTAATACCAAAGAAACAAGAGACTATCAAAGAAACAATTAAAGATGTAAAAGAATTAAAAATAAATCTCAATTTTTTAGAAGACTTAGAAAATTTAGGAAGAACAAAAGAAATACAAAGATATGTACCAGACGATACAGTATCGTATTTAATAAGTTTAATATTTAGTGAAAAATATAAGACAGAATGTCCGGTTCAACCAATCTATACAACAGACTCAAAATCAGGTATAAAAATGGATTTTAAAAAACATTTGAAAGCAGTTTGTAGTTGTATAAAAAAAGGAGAAACAGTTATAGTTATACCAGTTTTACTTGAAATGAGTTATGGTGGAAACACATACGGGCACGCTAATATGATGATTATTAAAGTTGAAACAAGAGAAATTTATAGGTATGAACCACATGGCAGAGGTGAAGAAATATGGCAAGACCAAGTCAAACCACTATGGAAAAATTTTACAAATGGCCTTAATAAATGCCTATCACTTAAAAATACACCATTTAAATATATATCGACATCTCATTCTTGTCCTAGACTTAATAATAAATTTAGATTAGGAATACAAGGATATGAAAAAATATATAAGGATGAAGGCAAAATGATAGAAAAAGAAGGTGGAGGATATTGTCAGTTATTTTCATTCTTATTTGCTGAATGTTATATTACAAATAAAGATATGCCATTTACGGTAATTTACGAGCATTTATTAGATTATATTAACAATGACGCAGAAAAAGCAGTAATGATAATAAGAGGTTATTTACATGAGATTAATATTAGATTAAATAAAATTGTAAATCTAATAGAAAGTGATAAAATTAAAATAGCAGTAAAAGAAAATCAATCTATAAATCATTTATTATTTGCTCGATCGCCTACTGCACCATTTAAAAATTATATAACGAAAAAACAAGATATAATAAAGAAGAAAAAAAATGTATTCAAAGGTAATGGAAAATATTAATCATTATTATCAGTATTATCAATATTCATATATTTGATATGCTTTTTACTTTTTCTATGTATATGTAATTGGTGATGTTTGTATGAACCACCACAAGCACAACTTAGGGTTTGTTTATCTTTAATATAGTTTTTCATATATTCATTTTTTTGATGCTTATTTATTTTATTTATATAATCCATAAACTCAATTGCACTCATTGGAGTCTTATCACTAATATGTTGATTAATAACACTTTGAAATTCATTAATGATATTTGTCATTATAATAATATTAATTATTATTATAGTGTTAATTTTAACTAATTAATAATAAAATTTATATTGTAATTATTGATTAATCATTTTTAATCTTTCTTCCATTATTCTTTCTTCCATCTCTTTTATATCTTCTAATCTTTGTAAATAAACAGGGTAATTATAATTATTTTCATAATACCATAAAAAATGTTTTCTATCATTTTCATCTTCTATCTTTGTATTAGCATAATCAATGACTAATTTATGGTTATTAATATGCTTTATTGTATTTTTACATTTCAGTGTTGTAAAACCTTCTTTCAATTTATAATACCCCATACAACCATCATCTTTTTTATGCTTGTGAATTGTATTCCTAATAAAGGTATCATATAATTTACTCTCTACTCTTTCATCTCTATATACAAAATTCTCATAACTCTTATGAACCATTTTAATACGCTTTTCATAGTCAATAATTCTATTCATCTCTAATATACTTAAATAATAGTGTCTATTATTTAACTAATTAATTATTAAAATTTTTATGACTAATTAATTATAACTAATTAGTTGAGTGTGATAACGTCAAAACTTTTATAAACATATTATAGCGTTATAACACTCAATTAATTAGTTAATCTTTTGAGCGTTTAAGATACTCTTCAATAATGTCAATATTCTCTAATTTATGATGGTATATATCTTTTTGTTTCTTATCAATTCTTACTCTTTCTTTTATGGATGATTTAAAGCATAATCCATAATCACGAAAGATTTCACCAATTCGGGATTTATCAAATGTTTTACGAGATTTATCAAATATGATTTTAAATGAGTTAGAATTAATATGAGTTAATAACATATCTTTTCTTTTCTCAAAATCATCGTGAATAATTCCTATTGTTCTATCTTCTAAATTGAAACCCATCAATGTAATTAGTTTCTTAATTTCTTTTCTTCTATTTTTTATGTTGTGTATATGGTTATCATTCTTAATATTAAACTCATCTTCATCACTAATTAAATTTAGATAGTTATTTAATATGCTTTCTTTTCCGTAATGTTTATCTATAATATTTTCATCAAGTGTATCAAACAACCATAAATTTTTCATTTGATATTTGTCTAATTCATATTGTTCTTTCTCAGTAATTCCTTTGTTCTTCTTTTGTTTTTCTAATATCTCTCTTAATTGTTTTAGATTAATGTCATTTGCTTCTAATATATTCTTCTTTTTTCTTTCAGTTGATTTAGTTGATATCTTTGATTTTTCATTATCTAACTTCTCAAACGTTGCACCTTTACTATGTATTAAATAAATAAAACTTGCTATTAAATAATGCTCGGTATTGTATTGTTCTACACTATTATGAATATTAATATTTAGTAAATTAGACATTTCTATATCACCGTATTTTTTCATTCTAAAATCTTCATAGGTATATGGATATAAATGAGTGCTATATTTTATTTGGTCTTCATTGTAATAGCATAGTATATTATTATCAGTAAAATATCTTACTCTATTACACATTTGAGACAAAGCACGATAAGTCGTTGATTTAATCGCTAATATAACATAGCATTTATTAAAGTATTTCTTATTGAAATCTACACCGGCTTCTACCACAGGAGAATAGATTAATAAATCACATTTATCCCATTTATTATTGACATCCATTAAGGTCTCTATATCTTTATGTATTCCAGTATGTTTGATTACTTTGTATAAAGACTTATATAAATCCTCATAATAATTACATTCACCAGCAGACATTGAAACGATGACAACTTTTAATCCATTCTTTAAATCATCTTCAATTTGTTTATTGTAATATTCTTTATCACATGTAAATATGTAATGTTTTTTTGTTGGTTGATATTCATTAATATAGATTGTATAATCAATATCTAAATTATCAATAAAGTCATAACTTCGTCTTGATAAATCCCCATCTAAGACTAATATCTTTTTACTCTTTTTTAATAACTTCTCTAATACATTATTAATTGAATGTTGGTCTATTTTCTCATACGAGAAATGATTTAAAGTGCCTTCAATTTCATCCATAACAATTAAGTCATATTGATTTGTTATTCTCCTTTGTAATTCAAATTGATATCTATTATTTAATCTTTCTAAACTATCTAATTGAATGATTAATTTATCTTCTTCGGCACATTTAACTTCTTTATCTAAATAAGATTTAAATCCATAATCATTTCTTAATTCCTCAATCAACGAGAATGCTAATGACTGACGATATGTAATAAATAGAACCTTTTTATATTTGTATTCATCCATTAATCTTTTAAATAGATACGTCTTTCCAGTTCCATAAGCACTTTTAATCATAAGACATTTATTTGTTTTCATCCATTTAGAATAGATATGTTTATTCTCATCAGTATATAAATATTGAGTATTGATTTTATTATAAACATTCTCATATTTATCTTTTTTCAAATGTATCAAATGTTTATTGTAATATTCATAATCTAATTTAGCACATTCAATTAATATGCCTTCTTCATTAAAGTTAATATTATATTTGTCATCTCCATAGAATGTATTAATGTTGTCTTCTTTTTTACGATTTTCATATTTCTTAATTTTACGACTATACTCATCAAATAACTCAGCAATATTGTATGAATTATTTAAGTGTCTTGAAAAGTAAGCAATGCTATACCATGTATTTGGCGTCTCAAATTTACCAGATTTTAAATATATCTCATAAATATGTTTAATAACTTCTTTATTAAATTTATTAGTATCATAATTAGGTAGATATTCTAATTTCTCAATAAATGATTTCTTGTATGTCTTATTTGGTTTATCACTATTATCATATGTATTCTTAATTAATTGATTACACCAGTCAATAGCATAGTCAGGCATATCAACTAATTTTTTAGATTTGATAATCTCATAGCAATATTCATTATTATCATCATCAGTATATGTAGGGCAGTAATAAAGGGTATTACAATTGATATCAGCAATATCACACAATACTCTTCTCTTACCCTTTTGAGATAATATTATCTTATCACAATTATTAAAATAGAAATGATACCCTTTACGAGTTTTTACATAGAACTTACAATCATTCATTAATTTATCTAAAATAATACATTTCTTCGGTATATCAATATCTATTGTTGTTATTTTAGTGCAGTCAATTTGAATAGCATTGGGTTCAATTGTTTGACCCCTATAAAATATAGGTTTCATATAATGCTTTTTGTTCTCATATAGTTCTTTCTTATGATGGATTACATTCTTCTTTATTTCTCCATTATCATTTAAATAAGCACTCATGTAGATGCCAGAATATGAAAAATTATCAAATGCTTTAAAAGTCATATTAATATAATACATAAAATTCTTATTTATTTAACTAATTTAATTATGAAAATTTTATGACTAACTTAATTATAACTAATTAGTTTAGTGTGATAACGTCAAAACTTTTATAAACATATTATAGCGTTATAACACTAAAATTATAGATTGTTATAATATGAATAAACCATTGACTGACAAAGATTTAGAAAAGATATTTAATAACAAAGTTAATATTGTATCGTATGAGGATTTACCTAATAAGAAACGAATTGAGGATATCATATATCCACATAATAACACAGTAATATTTTACGCATTAGAAAGTCCTAATAACGGGCATTGGTTAGCAATTAAAGAACATAATAATAAAATAATATTCTTTGATAGTTTCGGTAGAACTGATAAGCAAATTTTACAAGATGTTGATGAGGATGTTAAATATTTAACTAATGAGGATTATCCCCATCTAACTGAATTATTAAGAAAATCAAATAAAAAGGTTGTTATAAATAAAAGAGAATTACAAAGTAAAGATAGTTCAACATGCGGTCGATGGTGTGCCTGGTTTCTTTATAACATTGCTATGTTTGATACATTAGATAAATTATTAGATAGTGAAAATTTTAAAAAGGATACAATACATAATGACAAAGAAATTATAAAATTAACTAAGTATTATTTATAAATATCCTATTACAATTTTAATATATGGTGTTATTGCTTTTGTTGAGAATGATTTAAATATTTTAGGGTCTATTAATCTATATCTATAATAATTAGTCGTAATATGAACCTTTTTAATTGGTTTCATATTATGTAATTTTAGATAGTCTTTTGTTTGTTTTATTGTATAATAGTTTTTATCAAATAATATTGAGTGTATCATTAATTAATATAATCTATATCAATATTATATATATGTCTAATCCTATTTATTTGAATGGTTCAATTACAACGGGTATATTTTCAAGTGCCGAAGAAAATAATAGTTCTCAACCATCTAAATTCATTATTGCTATGGATGATATTCTTTTACAAAATCCACAAGAATATTATATCACCTTAAATCGTGTAAAATTACATACTGAAAATATACCAATATACATATTTCCAATTGTTCCAAATCAACCAAATGCTAATTTATCTCCATTCATTATTACATTTGAATATCAAACTGCTTTCGGTGTATCATTACTTACTTATAGTGATAATGTATTATTCCAATCTCAGTATCTTGGTTTTGTCCCACCACCGGTTAGTATTCGGGGTCAAAATTTTCAAAATGAAATTATATTAGAGTATTATTCATTGTATGATATTTCTCAAATGTTAAAAATCTTTAATGATAGTATTGAAAGGATATGGATTGAATTCGTGTCTCGTTGTGTGTCTGCTGGTATTGTTCTACCTAATCAAGATACCCCATATTATATTTATAACAATGGAACTAAATTATTTAGTTTAGTTTTAAATAAAGCAAATTTCGATCAAAGTCCCCCAATAGCATCACCAACTGTATATATGTTTCAAGACCAATTAAGTGCTAATCTATTTAATGCACCTTTTTATATCGTTGATAAATCTATTAGAATAAATCCGTCGGCATCATGTAAAATGTCCTGTTATGAGTTATATAATAATAATAATATTGCTGATTGCTTTACTATGACTGCTTCAAGTTCATCATTGAATATATGGTGTCCTGTTAGTAGAATTGTATTTATAAGTGATATGCCTGTAAATCTTGAATATGATATATCAAGCACTAATGAAACATTTGTAAGCACGAATGGGGGTAATGCTATACAAAAACCCGAACTTCCTATCTTCTTTGATTTATTAGTAGACGCTGACACTTTTGTTACGAACCCCAACATAGTGCAATACTCAGTAAGTTCTATAACTCAATCTCGTCTAGTTTCATTTAAGTCATCACCTGCTATAAAGAATATAAATATAGAAATATACTGGGTTGACTTATATAATAATCGTCATCCACTAACTGTTAATGGAAATACTAATAACCTTATCAAACTTGCTTATTATAGAAAATCAACAACCATTCTTTAAATTTGTATATAACACAATTATTTTATTTATAATAAAATTATATTATCATTGCTTATAATATAATTATAAAATGAGTAATATGACTTATCCTGTTGCACTGTCATCAGTCGTTGACCCTGTTGCGGATTTTGATACTAAACCATCTTTTTTGGTTCAAAAAACTGCCGTTCAACCTGTATATTTTTCTAACGTTCAATTAAACAATTATAGTGATAGTCTTCTTAACTTTAAACTTCAAGTGTCTAATGCTGGTATGCTTATTGACCGTGTATCAATCATTGAGTGTCCTATTCAATTCAATATTTCTGGTTCTCGAAGTGATGGTGCTAATCTCCTTCAAGACGGGCAATTTGGTGTAAGAAATTTTATGAAATGTGTAAATATAGCATCACTCACACTTGGTGCTACTGCTACTGTTTCTGTCAATTCTAATCAAGGTATTCTATATTCTCAGTTAGAACAAACTGCCCCTATGAGTGAGGAAAAATATTTTCAATCTCTCGATACACAAGTCTATGATAACTGCTCTAATTATGATGATATGGTTGGTTCTCTTAGAAATGTTCTAAGTTTATATAGGAACGGTTGCGGAAGCTATATTGGCTCTGCTACTTATGATATTGAAATTCTAAGCAATACCCCTGTTTCGGCAAGTCTTCTTATTAATTTTAAATTCTCTCTTCTATTATCTCCATTACTTACTGAAATTTCGGCTAAACAACAACCCGTAAGTTTGTCTCATAATGACTCGTTGATTGTCAATTTACAACTTCAAAATTTGAATACTCGTCTCCTTAGATTTTCTCGTGATGCTCTCGGTTCTCGTTTGAGTATTACTAATATTGGACCCGTCATCGGCCCTAATACAGGGGTGAGGCCGCCTGTGGCATATTGGTCTACTTATTCTGTTGTAAAAGATATCGTCCCCCCTGTTGTCAATTATAATGCTGTATTGAGTGATATGTATCAAATTCCTATTTCTCTAAATCCTGCTGATGGTTTTCAAAAATTCAGTGGTATGGCTATTACTCTTAATACTATCCCGTCTTATGTTTTAATTTCTGTCGGTCATCCTATGTCAAATTATAGTTCTCAAAATCTTCAATTACTTGATGGCTCATTCTGTCATGGGTCTCAACTAACTGACACTTTCTGTGCTATTAATAATGTTGAAATTCAAGCAAACGGTCAAAATCAACAAAATCAATCTACTGCTATGACACTATGGAAACAATCAGTGCAGAATGGATGTCAAACACCTTATTATTCTTGGTCTGGAACTCCATTAATTCAAACATCTGACCCCGTGTCATATACCTATGGTTGTGGTTCAGTCGTTAAACTAAACTTTGACACTGATTTGAAAATTAGTTTTGGTGATGTTGTATTATCTCCTGGAACTGCTTTTAGATTTTTGTTTCAAGCAAATGTCACCTGCCGTAATATTTATAAATTGACTAATGGTAATCTATCTCTATATTATACATTTGTCTATCCATCTCTTATTACAAGTTCCGGAACTAATCAAAATGTATTACAACAAAGTCCACTTACGCCTGAGGATTGTATTAACGCTCAACGTGTTGAAACAACTACTCATTATAATCAAGTTGTGGATCATTCTCTTTATGGTTTTGGAATTCACGGTAAGTTATCTAAATACATTACTAACCATAGGGCACAAAGACGCACTAAACGTGCTCGTATGCTCCGTCATCATCTTAAAGGATTTCGCGAAAATACCGCCGAACCTGTTCCTGAAATGAGTGCAATGGGTTCTGGTATGAGTGCCGGAAAACGTCGTAAATCACGTAAAGCAAAAGGAATGTCTGCCGGCGGAATGTCTGCTGGAAGACGTCGTAAATCTCGTAAAATGAGTGTTAGATTTTAATTATTTAGTTTTGATATATTATTATAAATAGTAATAATATATATTATGGATTTTAGAAATGCTTTAATACCAAATGACAATCTTAAATTATGTTGTAATAAGATAGATATTAACGCTGGATATGTCATGAGTTCAAGTGATTTAGCACAAGCACTAACTGAGACGGATACATCATTTTTATTAAAATTTGAATTGGATAGATTTGGAAGGTCTTTTACTGTTGCTGATGAAGGGCGTAAATTCTATCCTTTCTATCCTGGTAAATATTCGTGTAATATAAATTCTACATTTCAAATGACACTGCCTACTGGTGCTCTACTGGCTACAACTGGAATAGCTATTAAATTAGTCCATTATAATAGTAATGATGTAATAGTTGAGGAAAGCAATCCTAGTCACTTTACATATTTAACTGGTCTAACATATTATACTGCTCGTTATAATTTAAATAATAGTGTTATCTTTAATATTAGTGAAGGTGATTATATCGGTGTTAATGTATTTGTTGCTGAGGCTGGAAGTATTAATTTTAATGTTGCTTTTAATAATACATCTCTCGAAATTTATTATATTAATACATAGTATGATTGAAGATATTCTAAATTATATATGTTATATAAATCGTAAGTATGAAGTGTTTAAGAAATATAAAACTTATGAACCTACAATTATTAACTTATATGCTACTTATCGGGGATTGAGATTTTTAAGGTTAGTCTAATTCTAACTAATTAATTGGGTGTGATAATGTAATACTTATTATAAACATATTAAAGCATTATAACACTAAATTATGCTGAATTTAAATGTAATGCTAAATCATTTTTCTTAGATAAACATTTAATAGTTTTCTCGTGATGACTTTTATGATTTCTAGGATATACTTTATTACAATAGATACATTCAACTCTTTCGTCTGCTTGTCGTCTTATTTCTGTTCTCATTTCTCTATTGTATTCATACCTTGTTCTTGATGGAATATTTTTATTAAACATTGGTTTTAAGTTCATTATAAACGTTCTCTCTTGTTTTCTTAATTCTACTATATCATTGAATTGAGATGTATGTAAAATATCAAATGTAAAATTATTTATCCCGTGTGCTCTAATATAAACGTATAATGCTTTATTACTATGTATTGATTTATATTTATGTTCTCCAAATCTTTTTTTAATATTTCTTATTGTTGAACCTACATAACAAATATTATTATTATTATCAACAATCTTATATACTGAACCACCAATCATTATATTAGTTATATCTAAATTAGATATGATTTTAAAATTACAATAATAATATTATTCTATATTATTATAATGTCAAATAAAATTGAAGAAATGATTAAGACGAATTTTAATAAACGATTATTTGATGATGTTATTGCTGATTTAGGATTATTATTTTATGTATATAATCGTCATAAGAAAGTCATATCTATTCTTACCGGATTTCGTAAAAGACTACCATATAGAAGTATCTATATAATGAGTGATGATGATGAATATCCGGGGCACTGTAAAGTATGCTGTAAAAAATGTGATTTAGATGTTGAGTTATGCACTACATGTGATATGACAATAGATACTCAAAGTGAATACTAAGTCTCAAACTCTAAATAATCCTCTATTTTATTTCGTTCTCTTTGAAGTGATATTAATTCACTATCATATAATTTTCCCTCATTTAATAATTTATTAATTTCTTTTACTCTATTATTCATAGCATCAATTGAACTATATTTTTTTCCGCTTAATGTTATTTCCTTTGTTTCTTGTTTTTTTGGTTTAGGTTGTGATTTAGGTTGTTGCTTAGATTCTTGCTTAGGTTGTTGCTTAGGTTGTTGCTTAGGTTGTTGAGTTGGTTTTGATTTAGTTGATTTAGGTCGTGAATAGATTAATTGAAAATACATACAGAATAAATCATTTTTTTTAAGTTTGCTTACATCAATAGATTTATCCATACTATTTATAAGTTTTACTAATTCATCTTTTGTTAGGTTAAATAAATTATTAAAACAACTCATATTATTATATATCTCTAAAATTAATATCACCATAGAACAAAAAAAGAAAACCAACTAGGAGACCAATATCCATATCTTACATTATGGTGATGTCTTAATCTATATAATAACCGTCTCTTTTTATCATTATGTATTTTATCAGGATATAAATCCAATCCAGTCATATCTCTATAATTGTCGTATCTCTTATCACCAAAAGACATATATTTAATTTTGCCAGTTTTTCTATTACTTAATATTGCGTCATATTTCTTAAATTCCTTTGTGCTTTTTCTAAAACCCAGTAATTTATAATCATCCATAGACAAATATACCATCTTATATATTAGATTTAGATATTAATTATTAAAAAGTATCAATAGATAAGCATATAAATTAATTTTTAGTCTCTTTATGCCTTTAATTCAATTAATTTTAATATAAATCTAATATATAACAATGGATTTAGATATGATTAAGAAACGATTTGAAGAAAAAAGGAGTGATTTGTCAAGTTATTCAATAAGCATATACATGAGTTGTATTAAAAAATTACTTGAATTAATGAATGCTGATAACATTAGTATCTTTTTAACTGACCCAGATGAAGTTATTAAAATACTTGAAAAACATTATGACAATAATAATAGTCGTAAGACTAAGTTAGGTGCAGTATTAAGTTATATGAACTTATTAAAGAAAACTAAACAATTAGAAAAAATTAAAAGTAAATACCTATCAAAAGTTGAAGAGTATAATAATTCTATAAAATCTAAATTACAAACTCACGAAAAGACTGACAAAGAATTAGAAAGTATTCCAACCAAAGAAGATTTTGAAAAATTAGAAAATAAATTGTTTCAAGCATTACCAAAGAAATATAATGATATCAATGATTATTTTAAAATTAGGGATTATGTTATTTTCAAATTGTATAAAGAACTTCCCAGTAGATTAGATTTTGCTGATACTAAATTATTATTTAATACTGATAATATGGATAATGAAGATATTAATTATTTAGTATTGAATAAAAAAGATAAGACAATAAAATATCATTTGAATAATTATAAAACATCGAGAGTATATGGCAAGAAAATTTTAAATATTGATAGCAATCTTTATAATCTAATGATTGAATATAAAAAGGTTCTTAATAAATTTAGTAATACTAATTATTTATTTCTCAATGACATAGGGAAGAAGATGACAAGAAATTATTTAAGTAAATTATATAAAAGATTAGGACAGAAGAATATAGGGAAGAATATTACAGTGAGCGGAAACAGACATAAGGCAGTAAGTGATCTAATACCTATTGAGAAAATGAAAGAACTGAGTGATAGGATGGGACACGATATCACAGAGGCAGTAAATGTATATAGTAAAAATTAAGTGTTATAATGCTTTAATATGTTTATAAAACTTTTGACGTTATCACACTAAACTAATTAGTTAAACTAAATTAATTAAAATTATAAAAGTTCTATAATATTAACTAAAATTAATTAGTCTTATGTGCTTAACTTATTATTATTGAATTTATTTTAAAGTATAATATTATAATGGATTTGAAAAACATTCTAATTAATACAAGCAAGAGTAAATTATTTTGTAAATCATTAAAGGCATCAACAGAATTATTTGTTAATAATATTAATGTTGAAGAAACTTTAAATTATTTACAACAAGAAATAGATGGATTAATACCATCAGGAAATCCATGGGTTAATAATACAGATGAAGTAGTATCAAACCAACAATTATTATTTACTGATAATTCGATCAATGGAGCAAAATCAAGTGATAAATTAATATTCGATATAGCAAACAATTATATCATTTTAAATGGAAGTATTATGCCCGTAAGAAGTGAAATTGATTTTTTACAAACTGAAATAAATGATACTAATCTTAGAATTGATGAGGTTGATGGGACATTATTAACTCAATCTCATAGAATAGATGATTTAGGTGTTTCAGTAAATTCAAATACAAGTTCAATTAATGATTTAGGTGTTTCAGTAAATTCAAATACAAGTTCAATTAA